CGAACCTGTGACATCATCCGTCTACCATATATCCATTAATCAGCATGAGACTACTGCTTTAAGCGAGTGACTTTTGATAACTTATAGTTTATTATCTTGTCCACAAATATTCCTACTTGTATCACTCATGCACGATTGGTTAGACCAATCACTCCTTACATCGCAAACTACTAAGCCATTTTTCAATTAACGAAGACCCCGCTAAAAGTCTAAGCTGCTTTACTCTTTGACTTTACTCTCATCCTTGCGAGACTTGAGTAGGCAATCTAATTGCCGAAGTACACTTTCATTTGCAACGGGCGATGACTTTTGCTTTTTGAATTTTTTCTATTTTAAATAGCATTACAATATAAAAATCATCTTTCATCTATCACAGACACGCATCACCATGTGTTTCATTCTCTTTTGAAGAACAAAATGCACAGCGCCTGCTTGTTATCGATCGTTTTGCGGACAATCGACTTACCTTACGTACTTTTGGGAGGCGCCCAATTTTTGTAAGATATGGTATTAAGCTCTTGTTGCACCTCGAACAAAATACCTCACTCCTCTTATAGACTCGTCTCACAGCCAAACTGCCACGTTTGCATTTCCTCAACACCTTGTCGTTGGAATTTTTCTGCTTTAACTTCGCCTACCTATTCCAAAACTGAAATAGTTAAGATTGAATTGCTTAGAATGACCATTGCTGGCAGGAAGTTTGATAGATTTAAAACATCCTTTTCCTGAGTTACCACAGATTATCTAGGCTAAGCCCTAAAAATGCAAGGTGACTACATCCTTGCAAACTGATAGATACTACATTTGTTTTTTATTTTCGTAGTCATTAAGATAGTGCCTGGAATTGAACCAGAGGCAAACCGTAGGAGCAACATTTTTAGAGGTTTACCGTAACCTTTACCACTACCATAAGAGGCCGTAGCCTCAAAAACATAAGGAGATAATATCAAACCTTTTCAGCATTTGACACTATCATTTTATCAGATTTTAAAAACTGTGCTAACAATTTTTAGCCTTATTAGTCCGATTTAGTCCGATTTAGTAAATCATTTAACTCACTAATAGCTAAGCCTCTCCATGTATAGAATGTAGTCCTACTGATTTCCATTTTGTCACAGATGTCATCTACATACATCTTATTGATGTATGTCATCCTTAATACTGTCCTATACTTTGGATTTGATAGCTTATTGATTAGCCTGCTCAGTTCTAGCTTTCTATCTATGATTTCTTTGATGTCACGCTCTATCTCTTGTTTCATAGTAATTAGTTGAGCATACACATCATCAACCTTTCTAACTTGGCCACTTTGGACTTTTACATCAGTCCACTTAGGGCTTGAGAGTAGGCCAGCCTCAAGCTCATTGATTTCATCTATACGGCTTTGGATGTCCATGTCCAAGCTCTGTAGCTCTGTCAAGAGTTCTTTAGCTCTGCTCACTCTCTACCTCTCCTTTAGTTTGCCTTATTCAAAATTTTTATAGTATCCTCATATTTCAGATTGACTTTTACTTTTTGTTCCTCGTATCCAAAAAGTCCCATAAAATTAGAAATCCTGAAATAAATGATGGTTGTGTTGTCATGATTTTTAACAACTGAAAATACATTTTTGAGCATGTCTTTTCTTAATGAAATATTAGGAAAGACTACAAACTCTGGCTTATCTTCTTTAGTTGTTTTCTTTGCTTTTACAGCTCCTGAATATGGATATTTTTTTGGTCTCATATTTTCACCTCGTCCCCTACTCTGATTTTCTCAAATTGCTCTCTAGTGACTACGAAAATGCCATAATTTTTAATAGTGATTGTATGCAGGTCACCAATCTTCTCCTTGCGGACGACTCTGCCTTTGATTTCTGCGCTTTGATTATCTGCTTTGTAGATTACAATAGGGCGCTTTTCTTCTAATTTCTTAATCTGGATACTCTGCCAGACATTCAATCCAGCGGATAATAATATCCAGATTGCGATAAATCGCTTCAATTTTCATTCTCCTCTGCAGCATACTGCAACCATACTAGGCACTCGTATAGATCCCTTGCGTGTTTCTTGATATTGCTTAACTCATAACCGTTTAGGTCATCGGATGTTTTTAAAATATCGATTTTTATATTTTCGATAGCTAGAATAAAATCCTTTGTACCTTTCAATCTGTGACCTCTTTTTCTTGTATTGTGTCCTACTTCTAAAAAATATCAATTTTAGCCGTTTTTAATTCCAATATCACGTCAAATCTAATACAGTTTATTTTCTTAGTCATGTCAACCGAATCCACGTTAGGCTTGAAAAAATCGCTATAGACCAAGCAACGATGGCAAATATCGTCTAAAGCCACTTTAGTTGCACCATCAAGAGTAAAGACTTGATTCACATTAAAAATAAAATCTCTAATGTTATCAAGCGCTTTAACGCTAATAACGTTGTTCTGCATATCCTTGTTAAAAACTTGGGTGCTTTTGACAAATTCAATGATTTTATTTTTAGTCACTTTGTCTTTCATTTTTCCACCTCCTCAAACTTGTTTTCTAAAAATCCAGCTCTTGCCCCTCATGGCTCAAAGGTACAAGAGCTAGCAAATTCTTTATACGCCATTCGTCCAAGTCTGACGCATATTCTAGCTCGCTTTTAACGTGGTTCGCGGCACGTTGTAAATGAAATAGAGTTCAATCATCTTGGCAAAACTCCTTGTAGATTTTTTCGAAAATTTCTGACACCAGTTTTTCAGGTATATTGGATCTCTCATTGTATAATTTTGAGAAGTTCTTCCACTCTATGTCCTGCTTGATAATTTTATTCTTGAGATTAAGTTCAATATTGCTTCCAAAAATCGTCCGTTTTTGTAAAGGATAATCATAATTATTGTATCTAGCTAGGTTTTTGTATGGAATTCTGAATCCAATAATATCCTCAATGTAGGGCCACAGTCTGTCAGCTGCCGGGTTCTCAATAACCCAAAATTGTGGTCTATATCTTTTTATGATTTCTATTGTGTTGAAAGCTGTTAGCTCGCCATTGACCCTTTTTAAAAATTGCCTGTCGTACTGATAATTTATATAGGCTAACTCGTAATCCTTATTTGCCCTGATCGTGAACGGTGAAGGTCTTACTTGTGGAGCAAACAAGCTATCAGAGACATCATTGCGTTTCCAACACGCATTCCCATTTTCCATTGCAGAAGCATTTGACCATGATTCACATGGCGGACTAGCTATTACAAGGTCAGGTTTTGGTAATTTGTCTAACACGTCAAAGAGCGTGTTATCTCCAAATAAGCGCTTGTAATCTGCAAGGTCCAGATTTATGAAATGATTGTTCTTGTTTTCTATATCCATTCCGATTGAATAGATTTCAATATTCGCCCCCCCCGAACTATTTAGAGAGTTAGCGCCCTTGAAGTAAGAACCATTCCCGCTATCAAAGAGTGCCCAGACTACCATTTTTTTGATAATCAATACCTCCTATCCTTCATGCCTGACGGATACACAAAGCACCTGCCAGTTGCTCCCTCAAAGATACGACTTGATAAAGCACCATTCCCAAAATCGTCCGAGTAAAGCTCTTTAATTTCTTCACTAGACAGATTCGTGTTGATAATCGTATTCGTCCGATTATCTAGGATCTTAAACAATATCTGATGTGCCCACTCATTCCGCTTTGTATCAGCCTTGCGACTCTCTTTGCCTAAGTCATCCAGAAACAGAAAATCAACCTCAGATAGTAGCTTGACCATCTTAGCTTCTGAAAAACCATTGTCAAACTCAAAGCTTTCTCGAATCTTATCAAACAAAGCCACAACAGACACAAAGAGCACGCTTTTAGGTTCATCATAAGACTTAAATTGCTCATTGAGAAATCTAGCAAAGCCATAGGTTAGATGGCTCTTCCCAACACCAGACGGACCAGTGATGATAGCATTCCCAACCATACCTTTGGCATACTCACGTTCCAATCGCTTCACGAAATTCATAGCCTTTTCATCAATATCAACCTGAATCTCATAGTCATGTAGTGACTTGCTGGCCAGCTTAGTTGAAACGATACTATCGCGAGCAAAGACCTCATAAGTGTCCGATAGCTTGCTTTTAACCTCGGATTCCATATTCAACTGCTTTTCAAAGATCCGAATGTTCTCTTTCTCGCACTCGGGACATTGATTGATTTCCTCAACCTTACCCTTGACAGGGATTTTAACAGACCAGAGATGGCATCCATGGATTTCACAGACATCATCAAGAACCGTTCTAGTTTTGAATTGTTTGAATTGCTCCATCTAAAATCCTAGCCTTTCGTCAACCGTACTAGTCAAGATTGTAGAGCGTTTTGGCATAGGCTGATTCAAATAATTGTCCATCTTATTGCCGAAAAGCGTTTGTGGTTGCAGATACTGTTCATACTCTGTACCTTTCCACTTCGCTACCATGACATCCACAACCTTTTTAAAATCTTCAAGGACATAGCCTTCTTTCAGTCTTGCCTTGATAAATTTTTGATGACTAGCTGTATTTACCTTGAAATTTTTTTTAGCTTTCAAATTGAGATAAGAAATAACTTCCTTACAAATCGACAATTTATTATTGTTATTCTCAGTATTAGTATTCTCAGTCTTGATTGTGTGTACTTTTTGCACTTCCGAAAGTGTATTTTCTACACTTCCAATGTGTACTTTTTGCACTTCCTGAAATGTACTTTCTACACTTCCGTTTAGAGCATCAAGATAAATACGGTTCGGTAAGTTCATTCCCTGTCTGACTTCCGTCATTAGACCAGCATCTTTCAATTCCTTTTTGATTTTGATAATCGTCTTGTTGCTATTGCAATTTAAGTCAATCATCAACTGTTCATTTGTGTAATATTGGAAGACGTTCCCTTCTTTATCATGCCAGCCATTTTTTAAAGATAGTTCTAACCTATCAAAAAGAAGCATATAGAGCATTTTAGCGTTATTGCTCAATGTCTTATATTTTTCATCATAGATAAATGGCTTTGGAAATTTGAAAAACGATAAGAATCCAGTGACTTCGCTTTTTTTAATCATGGCTATACCTCCTCCACACTTGAAAATTTTGTGTATTCTTTGTGAAAATACAACTTCACTGTCCCTAGACTACCATGCCGATTCTTTTCCAGGATCAGTTCGGTTACGTTATTCGCTTCTTGACTATCTGCCTGTTCCTTTTGATAGTAGGCATCACGATACAAGAATGCCACAATGTCAGCATCTTGCTCGATAGAGCCAGACTCTCGCAAATCTGCCAGCATCGGGCGCTTATCTTGTCTCTGCTCAACCGCCCGGCTTAACTGTGACAGGGCAATGACAGGTACTTTCAAATCCTTAGCTAGTATCTTCAATTCCCTAGAAATCTCAGAGACTACTTGCTGACGATTCTCACCTTTTGAACCAGTAATCAACTGCAAGTAGTCAATGATAATGACTCCAAGTCCTCCCATCTCCTGTGCAAGCTTTCGAGCCTTTGACCGTATCTCAGAGATACGAATACCAGCCGTATCATCGACAAAAATAGGTGCGTCATAGAGATTCCCTTGTGCATGCACTAGCCTACTCCATTCCTCGACACTAAGATTCCCAGTTTTTAGATGATACCCTTCTACCATGCCCTCAGATGCTAACATCCGTTCAATCAAGCTCTCTGCCCCCATCTCAAGCGAGAAAATAGCAACAGGCTTTTTCTCTTTTACAGCGATATATTGAGCGATATTTAGAGCTAGCGCTGTCTTCCCCATCGCTGGACGAGCAGCAAGGATGATAAGATTGTCCTCGTGAAGACCGGTCGTAATCTTGTCCAGTCCAACGAACCCAGTCGATAGACCTGTCACAACTCCATCCGTCTGCGATCTGGTCTCGACCATCTGCATGTGTGTATCAAGGATATCAGCCACATTACGAAATCCAGTGCCCGTATTTTGATTGCTGATGTCAAGCATAGACTTTTCAGTCTTTGCAATGATATCATCGATGGACACATCACCTTGATAAGCACTAGCGAGCGAATCCGACAAGTCAGCGATTACTTTTCGGAGCGTAGCCTTTTCTTTCACAAGCTTTGCATAGTGTTCCACATTCTTAGAAGTCGGAGTTGAGTTCACCAACTCGACAATGTATGTGATACCCCCGATTTTTGAAATATCTCCTTGATTCGTGAGAGCAGAGCCCATAGTCGTAGCATCGATTGGCTCACCTTTTTCAAGCAAGGACAACATGGTCTTAAATACAATTTTGTTTGCCGGCTTGTAAAAGTCATCTGGAACCAATTCATCCGCTAGAAATATAAGTGAATCAGGAGAGATGAATACTGAACCAAGAACAGACTGTTCAGCAGCTAAATCATGAGGTAATATTCTAAATTCTTCATTCATGCGCTATTCCCCCAGTATTTTTCTAGATCAACATTCATCACCGCAGCAAGGTTCTTTTGCTCGGTCAATATTTGTCTGCGATAAGGAGCAAGACCAGCTTGTCGCTCCTCCTCACTTCGTGGCAAGTAGTATCCGTTTGGCTTCATCTTCTTGGCTACGATAGGATGCCCAAAATTGACACGCAGGCTTTCGATAATTTCTTCTACCTTACGTTTTGAGAGCCCAGTTTCTAAACGAATTTCACTGGCTTGGATTGGCAGGTCGAAAGTCGCGCAATTCATGACCATGTTTAACACACGGATTTCCATCTCACTCATTTCACGACTAACACTCATATCTTTGCCCTCCATTTTCTTGGCTTCTTACGGAAATCCAAAGTCATTTCCTGATAAAGCAAGCGACCATTTTCTTCCAAGATATTCGCATTTTGACTTCTCAGAAAATCATTATTTCTTGCCTCTTCCTGATAGTCACTGGCTAGCCTGTCATAATCTTCGATGCATGCTCTAAAAACTTGTGGTACATCCTCAATCGATGAAGGAAGTCCGACAGGCGGCTGAGTGTCATAGGTAAATCTTCTATCGCTATTTTTCAAGTTTCTTCGGGCAACCTCTCCGAAATCTTCTGTTTTTTCAATGATGACTACTACATTTTGTTCATCCGATTTTTCATTTTTATCAGTCAGTAGCAACAGGATGAATACCACGATAAAAATTGCCACTAAGCCAAGCAATTGGCTTGATAAAGTTGGTTCTGTCATTTTGTTCTCCTTTACGCTCTTAATTTTCGTACTTGTTTTTCTAACTCTAAAATCTCATAAACATCATTGACATCGTACATAATATCTTTCCCTTGCTTACGAAATCTTAATCCTTTTCGTTCTAACTTCTTAATATAGCCATGAGTAAAGCCAAACTTCTTCATCAAGGCTTGTTGATTGATTGGCATACGATCATTCTCTAGTTGCTCCTTGACCTGCTTTTCAGCAAAAGCCAATAATTGATTCGTGAACAATTCAGCACTTTCGCCATCCAATCGTAATTGTAACGTTATACCTTCCATTTTCTACATCCTCTCAACTATGCGGGCAAGCATTTTTGTGATATAATGGTTTAAATTGTTTAAGTAAGTACCTGATTTCCGTCAGGTGCTTTTTTTGCGTTGTTCATAGTGCTTATTTTCTATTACGGTTAAACCGCAATGTCGTGTAAAAAAATAATGTCATCAATAGACACATCAAAAGTAGTAGCGATTTGATAAGCTTGGGTTACAGTAGGTTCTGTTTTTCCTCGCTCCCAATTTCCCCAAGTGTCAACAGAGACGTCAATAGCCTCTGCTGCGTCCACTTGTCGCCAGTTCTTTAGAGTTCGCAATGTTTTAAGAGTCATTTTTGGCATGTTACTCTCCTTTCTATCATTTTTTTATAATTGACTAGCTCAACTATAACTACATTATAATGCGGTTAAACCGCAATGTCAAGTATTTTTTGCGTTTTCCCCGTATTTTTTTTATTTTTTTCTTTACTTTTTTGCGTTTTTGCCGTAATATATACTATATAAAGGAGTAATAAAAATGAGCAATAATAAAAGTAAAGAAATTTTTTCTGCGAACTTAGAAAATTTGATGAGTAGCAGAGGGATTGATAGAAATAAGCTCTGTTCTGATCTCGGATTGAAGTACACTACTGTAAGAGATTGGTTAAAAGGCATAACTTATCCTCGGATAGGAAAGATTGAATTACTTGCGGACTATTTTGGAGTTAATAAATCAGACTTGATAGAGGATAAAACTCATGAAGTAAATGAGCTAAAAATCCCCACATCCCCATTGATTCATAAAATCACTGAAAAAGTTGTCAAGCTATCAACTCCGAGAAAACAAAAGGTTCTTAACTACGCTAACGAACAATTGAAAGAGCAAAATAATAAAGTAATCACAATTGAGGAAAAGCTTTTTGAATACCATGTTTTTGAAAAACTATCAGCTGGTACTGGTTTTTCATACTTCAACGATGGGAACTATGATACTGTTTTTTATGATAAAGACCTAGACCACGATTTTGCTTCTTGGGTTTTCGGAGACTCAATGGAACCTAAATTCCAAAACGGAGAGGTTGTCCTCATAAAAGAGACTGGTTTTGATTATGACGGAGCGGTTTATGCCGTTGATTGGGACGGTCAAACGTATATTAAAAAGGTTTATCGTGAACCTGATGGATTGCGTTTAGTCTCCCTTAATCCAAAATATAAAGATAAGTTCGCACCATTTGAAGAAGATCCTAGAATTATTGGAAAAATTGTCGGAAACTTCATGCCAATTGAAAATTAAAGTCCAGGTGATCACATGTTATATTTCTCTACTAATCTTACTGAAGAGGAAATCAAAGTACTAATAGACGAACGCAAAAAAACAATTAGTAAACTGGAAAACCAAAGGTCTTTAATAGCCTTTTTGGTTTTACTGACTTTAATTTCTGTTTTTCTGCTTGGTATCGTTGGAAATATACTACTAACAATTTTCTCTTTTATTATCGGTAGTTTAGTTCTTCTCTTTTTGATTGGTGTTTTCCCTAGGCAGTCTAATACTGATCAACTAGAGTATGAAATTGAAGAGCTGAATAAACTATTGGTTATTCAAATAGAAGACAGAATAAAAAGACAGGAGATTGACGAGAGAACTATTTATGATGTTGTTCTCAAAGTGAAAGGAATGTCTTATCGCCAAGAAGCTTTATCAGATTTATGTCAAGAACTTATAAGAGAATCAGATGATACCCCTTATTTAGGATATACTTCTAAAGAAATTAAAGAGGAATTAATTTTTGGAGGAAGATTTTATAAATACTTGCCTTTTAAAATTCCAGATGTAGAGTTTATCCCTGAATTTGATAATAAATTTGACCCTAATGCAGTTAAAATTGTGGTTCGAGGTTATCACTTAGGCTATGTCACCAAGTCAAAAAATAGAAAAGTATTAAGATTAACAACAGATTCAAATAATGAAGTTATCAAAAATGCTGAAATTTATGGCGGTGATTACAAAGATATTAACCCAGATAGTGGTAGACTTCGTACAGTTAAGGATTCATTTAAGATACGAATTAAGTTGAAAGTCTTAAAAAAATAAAAAATCCCCACACTCTCCGACCACCAAGTTTTTGAGTGTGAGGTTTCAACCTTCCGTGTGACAAGCAATGGAAAGGATGATAAAAAAATACAACTATAGTTTATCATAAGTTCTACACCTTTTCAACTATGCGGGCAAGCAATCGAAAAGAA